CCCCGAAGCGTAATTCTCATTTCTTCCTCCTTGTCTTGCGGATCTGCTCGGCCTTGAAATTGTTTATCAGATGTTCCGATTTCCGCGCTTCCTCTATCTTCTGCCGGCGCTGGTCTTTCTGCGCTCTCCAATCGCTGTATCTGTCGCATGTTGTCCAGCAGCCGAAAACGCGGTCGGTACAGTCCATGCACGGAGATATGGTGTTCATTTGATTACCCCCATTGATCGCGCAAATGCACGGATTTCTTTCAGATCATCCTCAGATGTTTCAGAATAGTCCATTGACGGTCTCGTCATACTAGGCCGCTTTCCAAGTTTCTCTTTCGACTGCCAATAGCGCATAGACGCCTTCCAGTCTTTCATTTTGCGATTACCGACCATCCACCCGTTTTGCTCATAGTAGGAAAACCATGCTTCAAGCGGGAATGTGCCATGGATCTCGGCATAATACGCATTTGCTTCTTCTCGCATGGGCGGCGCGAAGCGCTTCTCTCTCTTGGATTCGGATTCGGATTCTATTTGGATTGGATTGGATTGGATTACGGGAACATTTGCATTCAATTGATTGCAATTGATTTCAATTGCTTGCAAGTTGTCTGGAGGAGGCGGGAATTTGCTTCTTTTATTGCGGATCGTTTGATGTTTCTCCCAGTTCGGGAAGCACAGGTAGGGCCGTCCGTCTGATTCATAGAGGACGATGCAGCCGATGCCCGCCAAACCGGCGAGAGCCTTCTCAATGTCCTTATTCGTGAGCCGTTCCCGCAAGGGGAAGCACAGTCCTTTGATAACTGCGGGCCGTGCGTCCCCCCTGCCGTAATCGTCAACGTAAGCAATCAAATTCACCCAAAGCCGAAACTGGAAATCCGACATAGCATTGACCTTTTCCGAAGAATGGATGCTGTCTTTTATCATCCTGTTCGGCATGGCACACCTCAGAACGGGATTTGACCGTCCGGCACATCCTCGACCGCCTTCACCGCGCTGGGCGCTTCGGCGCGTTCACGCGGATCGTCCTCGTTCTGGATCGCATCGCGCTCCTCGGCAGCGGCCTCGCGCTCTTTCCATGTCTCACTCTCTTTGATGCGCGTCTGCATCCATTCGGGCAGCTCGTCCATCTTGTCCTCATAGCCGTCCTCGTCCAGATCGAAGATGGTGAAGCCGTTCGTAAGCGTCGGCGTCGGCATCCCCTTCGGCAGCTTCATGATGCCACCGATCACGGCGCGTTTCGTGCCGTCAGCGTTTTCCTTGTGAATCACGTTCAGAAGGCATGGAGCGCCGACGATGTTGCGGAGATCGAATTTCTGAAGCTCCTCGACGGTGAAATCCCGCCCGCGCCAACTGATCAGATCCCTGCGGAGATTGCCCTTGCTGTTGAGGCTTGCCGTGTAAGTGTTCGACAGCCGGCGCGTCTCGCCGTTCTCCAGCTTCTCGCCAGGAATCTCCCAAGAGATCACGACCTTGCGCTGCGTGGTCTTAAACTGCTCGGAATACTGCTCACCGAGATCGACGAGCATATTGCATACGGCGGGATATGCCCCGGCCTCCAGAAGCGGGATATTGACCTTTGCGGTCTCTTTTACGATAAGGCTCATTGATTTTCCTCACTTTCGATTTTTAGGAGCGGGCAATACTGCCCGACATATTTCTGCGGATAAGCGCAGATCTTGTGATTGAGCGCACAGCTGGAGCTTTGTGCGCGGAAATACTCGCATTGAGAACAGGAGATGTCGGCATTGCCCTTCGCGTCGACCGGAAAGAACACATCGACCGTTGCGACGGCGTGTACATAGCCATAGACGCCGGATTCAAAATCAGCCATCATAATCCCCCGCAACCGTCAGACGCGCATCCATGCATTGCTGGCAGCACCAGCCGTACGGGCTGAGATCGAAACATTCCTCCCCGTCATAGATCGGCTCGTCGCACCACGAACAAGTGTATATCGCCGTCTGCGGCTTCGGATAGCCGTACCGCTCGACCGCCGTGATCACCGGATGTTGCAGATCACTCATTTGCGGCCTCCGTTTCGGCCCACCATGCGAAAACATCCGGGAGCAGCGGGAGCCTCATTTCATGCCAACCGCTATAATGCGTCCCCGGAACGGAAGGGCCGTCCACCGGCTTGGAAAGATGGATGTTGACGATCCGCTTTTTGTAATCGCTGTGCCACGCAAGTTCAAAGCCGTAGACATTTGCGTCGGCGGGCAGCTTGCGAAGCCCTTCGCGCAGCCGCTCGATGTAAAGCATGGTTTCGGTCTTGTTCACGCTTCGTCCTCCTCTCTGACCAGCGAATACCGCACGAAGCTGACAGATTCGCCGAATTTGTTGCGGGCGTTTTCCCATTCCTTGCGGATCGGGAATCCGGCGCGAGAGATCTCGCTGATGCGGGAGCGCAGCTCCGTCATGCCGAGATCGGTGATGGCCTGATGGCCGGTGATGGAGCCATAGTCGATCATGTACTGGAGCACCCTCTGTGCGCTCGGTTTGAGATCAGTCGGAATCATTACGACACCCCCATGATGCGGAACAGGCCGCCGACAATCGTGCAGACGAGCCAGATGCCGACAACGCCGATCAGGATCATGATCGCGTCCTCGACAGCTCTCACAACGAGAGCGCGAAACTGTGCCTTCGTCATTTCAGTTCCTCCCACACAAAGCGCCCGTGTGACGCGTTTCTCCATTGACCGATCCCGCGCAACTCACCGTAATCGAGCCATTCACGCACCGCCGGGATATGAGCCGCGTCGAGGCATTTCACAAAAAACTCGATTGTCGCGCCGGCGGCGATCTCCTCCGACATGGCAAGCGCGATCCGCTCACCCTGCGCGGTCTGCGCTCTGAGCGGCCGCTGACAGATGCCGATCGGCTTGTCCGTATTGATCGGAATCTCACGCGGAGCCGGGAAGATCAGCCCGTCGATGATCTTCTTATAGGCTTTGAGCTTGCAGCTCTCATTCCCGTTTTTCAGCCGCGCCAGCATCGAACAGGCGTCTTTGAAAAATCCCTTGATCTGATAGTCGTAGAGAAACGGTTTGCCGTCCTCCGTGCGGGGAAAGCCCGTCATGGCCTTTTCAATCTGCTCGTTCAGATTCATGGCCTCGACTTCTTCCTCCTCCGTCGCCTCGTTCGGCGCTTTGGATGCGATAAAGTCCCGATAAATCTCCTCGTTGCCGGGAAGCGTGCCGAGGATTGATTCGGTGAAAGTCAGCTTGACTTTCAGAATTTCCATTTGCTTTTTTCCTCCATTTCTGATAGAATATGGAGCGAACAAGGTTGCGTATTTTGTTCACTCCATGCCGTCCCGGAAGCTGCAACTTCCGAGGCGGCGCTTTTTTGTCCAGCGCTGTGCCTTGCCATCGCCGAGAACTGCATTCCTGTGCTTTGGCAGATCATTGCTTTGCCGATGCCACTCTGTGCATTACCTCTGCATCGTCAAGCTTCGCCGTTGCTTATCGTCGCTCCGCAGTTTCATGCTTTGCCTTTGCCATGTTCAGCAGTACCGCCGCTACACTTTTCTCCGCCGTGGCATCTCCTTGATCAGCTTTGCCCTTGCGATACGGTGCCACGCCTTTCCGCTGCCTTCCATGCCTTGCCTCAGCTGTTCAAAGCCTAGCCATTGCCCGGCGACGCTTTGCCTTGCGTTGCCATCGCAATCAGTCCTCGCCCAGCTGTCTGGCCAGCGCAAGCATCACCCGCTCAGGATCGGGCGGCGTCATGATCGTGATGCTCATGCGCTGTCCTCCCTCAAAAGATCGTCGACCGTACAGCCGAGATATTTTGCAAGCGCATATAGTGTCGCGGCTCTCGGCTTCGTCGTGCCATTCTCCCATAGGGAAACGGCGGCAACAGAAACATCGACCGCATTTGCTACATCCGCTTGCGTTTTGCCCGCATTCTTCCGGGCGCTTTTGATGCTCATATTTCACCTCCATAATCAAGTTAAACTTGACATTCCCGCGAAAATCGTCTAATATAAAGATTGCCACATCAATATTTTTGTCAGAAGTCCGCGGGAATCGAGGGCCTAGTTTTCTATTGCCCTTATCAAGTTCAAGAATATCTTAAACTGTTTCCTCTTAAATGTCAAGATAAAATTAATATTTTGAGGTAATTTTTTATGTCATCCTATGAAATCGTCGTTTACATTGAGAAAATCTTGATTTCTCGCAATATCTCAAAGGCCGATTTTTACGCCTCTACCGGCATTTCCGCTGCGGTAATGTCAAATTGGCGTAAAGGCAAAAACTACCCTTCTATGGAAGCCCTGATGGCTATAAATGAATATCTGGGCACAGACTTTGCAATCATGGTAGAAAACGAAAAAACCGCCCCCAAAATTGAGGACGGTCTAAACGCTATTCAAAAGCAGCTCATTCAACTTTTCCCGCTGCTTGATGATGCGGATGTTTCTGTTCTACTAGCAACAGCACAATCTCTAATAGCTTCTCGCAGATTTCGGGATGCTGAATAACAATGTTCGTTAATTCTTCTCGCTCAGTCATTTGAAACACTCCTAGAATCTATTTATGAAAGGATGATACTATGAGCAAACACATCGTGGTCTGCCAGTATTGCGGGCGACAGTTCGACGCAAACAAAGGCGGTTATTACAACAGCACATCACGCCGGTACACTTGTAAAAGCTGCGGGAAAAGAGCCAAGAAGGAAGAAAAGGAATATCAGGCAGACAAGCGCGAAGCGAAAACCGGTATGCGTCAGTCTCTTGGCGCGATGATCGCAAAGATCGCAATCGGCGCGATTTTCTTCTTTGCGTCATTTGGCACAGGCTCGGCCGGCGGCGTGATTACCGGAATGATCGTCGGCCTTGCGCTGATCGCATGGGGCCTGTTGCCGTGGCTGATGCCGCGTCTGAAAGCGAAACAGGAAGCCGACGCACAGGCCGCCGCAGCTGCCGCCGAAGCGGAGCGTCTGGCAAACGCACCGAAGATCTGCCCGGCGTGCGGAGCGCACACAAAGGGCCAGAAATGCGAATACTGCGGAGCGCCTTTGCCGGAATAAGCATATCACGCATTTTTCGCGCAATTTGTCGATTTCACATAGTCACGCAAAACACCGATGGCGTCAAAAAATCCGAAAGTGTAGTCGAGCGGTTTGTCGAGGGAAAATTCCCGGTAATAGTCAAACAGTGCATTTATCGCATCTTCAAGATTAATCATTTCGTCCTCCATCAAGTAAATATCATGGGAGCGACCGCAGTCGCCGCCAAGCCGTCAGTCGCTCCCACATCTCAGGGCTGATTTCATTATACCAAGATTAACCTACCAAACAAGTTCCATATCTGATTTTGGAGGTACTATCTATGACACAGAATCAGCCCATGCATGACACTATTCTGCCCACGGAGGTATCACGCATGGAATTAACGAGATCACAGGAATTGATCCGGCAGCTCAAAGAAATCAAAACAAAGAACGAGATCACATACCCGCGCATTATGGAGCGCATGGAGAAAAACGGTAAATTCGTCTCGCTGACCACGCTTCGCCGCGTGTTCGCCGACGGCTCCGAGCTGAACGCGGACAGCTTCAATTATGAGAATACCCTGCTCCCGATCGCCGAGGCGCTGTTAAACGTGGAGGATTTGCCAACGCCTGCGGATTCCCCTTATGCAAAAGAGATCGACGGGCTGAAAGCCGTGATCCATGTCCAAAACGAGGAGATTGCCCGGCTCCATGAAATGAAGGAGCATCTGGAATCCCGCATCACGTTTTTGCTTGAACAAATCGAAAAGAAAGACCGCCGCATGGACGAGAAGGACGAGACCATCCGGCGGCTCATGGACAAGCTGTTATGAGAGTTGCACTATACGCCCGCGTGTCAACGGAAGAACAGACACACGGTTACAGCATCGACGCACAGATCGAAGCGCTCCGCGCATGGGCAAAAGAAAACGATCACAAGGTTGTCGGCGAATATCTTGACCCCGGCGTGTCAGCGCGAAAAACGCCGGCAAAACGTCCAAAGCTGCAAGAGCTTCTAGAGGATATACCGACAAAGAAAATAGAGCTGATCGCTTTCACAAAATTGGATCGCTGGACGCGGAATGTGCGCGGATATTATCAGGTACAGGATATTCTCGACAAAAACCATGTTGCATGGAACGCGATTCTTGAACGCTACGAGACCGAAAGCGTCAACGGAAGGTTTTTGACGAATCTGATGCTTTCTGTTTCGGAACAAGAAGCGGATCGCACCGCCGAGCGCATTAAGGTCGTTTTTGATCGCAAAGTGCTGATGGGCGAAGCAATCACCCGCTCCCTCCCGCTTGGTTACAAGATCGAGAACAAGCACGTTGTCCCGGACGAGAACGCGCCGGCGGCTCTGGCCATGTTTGAGCATTACGCCCAGCACGGGAATAAACAGGCCGCCCGCGATATGCTTCAAAATCAATTCGGGATCTCCCTGCCGCACAGTACGATCACCCATATGTTGCAAAATACGCTTTACAAAGGGCAATACCGCGACAATCCCCAATACTGCGAGGCCATTGTACCGGCTGAGTTGTTCGACCGCGTGCAAGATGATATGAATCGCCGCTCCACTTGGACACCGCCGAGCGGGCGCGTATATCTGTTTCCCGGTCTGCTCGTCTGCGCTGAATGCGGCCGGCGGCTGACGGTTTGCTCCAGCGGCGGCAAGCGTGTCCGGTACAGATGCCCGCATCACTACATGATGCACCTTTGCCCGCATGACACATCTATCCGCGAGGACGCGCTGGAAGCGCAACTGCTCGATTATCTGTCCGATGTTGTAGCAGAGCAAGATGTTCAGTTTGCCCCGAAACAAAAAAAGTCGCGCATCAATCGCGCAGCTGTCGAGGGAAAGCTGAATCGGCTCAAAGAGCTTTACATTGACGGCGACATCACGAAAGAGAAATACATCGCGGATCGTGACCGGCTGACCGCCATGCTTTTAGAAAAACAGGAATCGCCTCAAAAACCGAAAATCGTGCTAGGACGCGATTTTGTCAAAAACTATACGGAGATACCAAAAGAGCGCAAGAAGCTATTTTGGCGCGAAATAATAGACCATATCGACATAGACAGAGAAAACCATCTGTTTATTTATTTTCGGTAAACGACTACAAAATACCGCGCTCCGACCGGAGAACATCAATTTGTATCCAAAAACAAGGGAGGGCTGTTGCCCTCCCCCGTTTTACGCTTAAAACATTTGCTGATACCGCTTGACTTCCTCGGCGGCCTCGATGCTCTTTTTGTGCAGATAATCATAAACTGCAAGCATTTCGACCGGCGGATCTCCCTTCTGCTGCCGGTATTCCGCGATCAGCTTCACGACTTCACCGTGCAGAATGTTGGAATGCCGCATTTCCTCGTTGGACAACGAATAGAACACTTCGGCGAGACTGTGATATGTGTCCTTATTCTCCAAGGCCAGTACAGCATAGGTTTTCGCGTCGGCAATTTCTTCGTTGATGTGATCGGTGACGATCTGGATGATCTTCACGCGCCGTCACCGCCTCACGCGGTCGCCGGAGCGCTTGCGATCCACTTGCCCATCACGCCGAGCAGATACTGGCTCTGAGCCTGTGCAATCGCTTCGGCCTGTGCCTTGTTCAGCTCACGCAGGGCATCGTCATACTGGCTCTGGAGCAGCGTGGTCTTGATGTCACAGCAGCAGCTCGACAGCTGATTGCTGATGCCGGAAATCGCGGACGAAAGCTGATTGAATCCCTGAATGACATTGATCTGATCAGCCGACCTCTGCTGCTCGTTCAGAAGATTCTGCCCGGCGATCTGCATAGCCGTCTCATAGTTGTTGTTCGCGCTGGACAGCAGAATGTCACGGATGCCGTTCTGTGTGGTCTGGTTGTTAATGGCGGAATTAATTTTTGCATCCACATCACCGCCGCCCCAGCCGAAGCCGTTGCCCCCGCCAAACAGCAGCGCAATGATCAGAAACGCGAAAAGCCAGCTCCCGCCAAAAACGCCGGAATCGTTGCCTCCCATTTTTGTTTCCTCCCTTTACATTATAGTATTTATCCCCGGCCAGAGATTACACAAGTTTATTGATCGTCGCCTTGACGCTCTCCGTCAATTCGCCCATATCGACGCCCTTCTTTCGGGCAAGGTCGTTTGCCGTGCCTTCAAGATCAGACAAATCAAGCCCGCGCAACTGCGGATTTGTTTTTGCCAGATTGCTCATGAATGCCTCTGGCGATTCTCCGCGCATGGCAGAGCCGACGGCCTTCATCAGAATCTGCATGAAGCCGTTGCCGCCGGACAGCATGGAAAACAGAGGATTCATTCTTCAATTGCCTCCTTCTTTCGCGTTTTCGGCGTGAGCGCGGCAAGCGCCTCTCTGATCTCCTGTTTGAACGCATCGAGGTCTTGCCGCGTGATTGTGCCGTCGCCCTGATCCGGCGCGTCCTCCAGCGTGAAGCGTCCAACCTTGATCGGCGCGGCGATCCCGTTTGCGTCGGTCGAAAGCGTGTAGAATATGGCCTCCGCGTTGTCAAACACAGCCGCCGAGCTGTTTGCGGGCAGTTTCTTCAAATACTCCCTCGCACCGGCAATGCCGTCCACAAACGCGATTGACTGCGCGGGCGCGGAAACCGGCTGTGACGACATGATCGGCGGCGTTTTTCCAATAAGGCTTTGAATCTGCTGAAGCTGTGTCTGCAAGTTGGACAGCTGCGGATTGAAAAAATTATCCATCAAGCCCGGCCTCCTTCAAGATTTCTTCTATAACTTTTTTCATATCTTCTTCCACTTTTCTCACCGCTTATATGATAGAAAAAAAGCCTCCCGTCCGCAATGAAGCAGACAAGAGGCTTTTTTACACTTTGATGCAATTTTTTCACAAAAGGGAATCCAAATGCTTTGTCGTGTTCGCAACGATGTAATTGATCTGACGCGGCGATCTGTCCACGTTCTCGGCTATGCGCTCATATGTCCAGCCGTCTATGAGCCGGAGCTTGAGAACACGCCGATAAAGCTCGTTATGCACGCGCTCGTCTATCAAGCGGAGCATCACGGAATTGTCATAATCTTTTGTCATAATGCCTCCAAAGCGCAGTCAGCACAATGGCGGCGTTGTGCGATTATGATTTACTTCTTTCCCAGATTGTCAATGCGGGTTTCTAGGACGGATTGCTGTTCTTCCAGCTTGTATGTGCGCTCGACAAGGTTATTGTGCTTTTCGACCTTCTTTTCCAACTCTTCCAGACGGTACGCGATCAGAGCCGAATTTTTCTTATTGGAGATATAAGTTCCAAGCAGGGCAAGCACACCCGTAATAAGGGCGACAATGATTGATTCGCTCACTCCTCATGCGCCCCCTTTTGACTTCCGTCCACTTCCGGCAGACCCGTGGCAATGCTCGTCAGGATGGACAGGATCGCGGCGAGGCCCGCCGTAGAGGCGACAACGCGCCAGTCGACTTGACTGATCATGGCGGTCGTGCCGATGGCGGCGATTGCGGTCTGCGCGAGCGTCCGCACAGCGCGGATCAGCGCGGCGACGGCAAAGGCTTTCCAGTTTTTCATGTCAGCGCCTCCTCAGTACACGCGCACAGCGGAAATAACAGCATTGTTGATTGAATCGTCAGACGAGCCGACATAAAACACAGGGCGGCTGCTTCCGTCGTAATTATCCGATGCGAGTTGCAAAGATTCGGTCGGCTCAAAAATCAAGTCGTTGTCGCGGTAGATGTGCCACTTGTTTGTCGCGTCGATGTGCACCTTAAGCGTATGACCGGCAAAATAATTTGGGTCATCAATATTCGATGCTTCCCTGCCTTGCATAGAGTAAAATCCCCATTTCCCTGACGTTTTGTCCAAAATGAACCCCATGTAAACGCCAGCCGTAACAAAACGACGATCATACAATGACGATGCTGTAAGATTAGATGATGCGACATCAATCTCAATTGTAACTCCATACGGTAATGCTGGAATATGAATGGACGCTGATACATTGTTATAAACCGCGCCATCTTCTGAGAAGGTTATATTGAGGCTTCTGGCAAGGATTCCACGCTTTGTGTCAACAAGCGGTGTTGCTGATGTGAAATCCCACGCCATGATCGGATCTCCACCGCCGCCGCCGCCTCCGGCAGCTTTGCCCATGAGGAAGGACATGATGTCGAAGCTCATGACGAAGCCCCCCACTCAATCCAATTCGTTCCATCATAGAAAAGGATTTTGCTCGTGTTGATTTCCAAAATGCACTCGCCGTATGCGGGATTCTCCGGCTTGCTCTCGGTAGACTTTCCGATCCATGTCTGTGGGCTTTTCACCACGCCGTCAACGATTTGAACTCCGTTAATAGGTACCATGATTTTGTCCTCCCTTATTCAAGTAATCCGCTGCGGGCTTTGTAGTCCTCGGCCTCGAAGCGTCTATTGTAGTTTCTGAACATCTGGGCGACCTCGGCGCGTGTCGCATAGTCCTCCGGCCGTGTGCCGTCGCAGATGCCCTCTTTTTCAGCCCAGCGCATTGTGTCGGCATACCACGGCTCTTTCTCCGTCTTTGGCCGCCACAGGCCGCGTAAATCCTCGCCGGCGTCCAGGTCGACAGCCATAATGCCGAGCCGCTTTGCCATGTCTATCGCCCGTGCGTCGCCCTGCCATGCGTATTGCCGCACATTTGCAACCGGAAGAAACTGATTGCTCCACGCGACACATTGCCAGAATTTGAAGCATGAGCCCCTGTCGCTCAGAAACGACACGACCTTCTCCGGGCCGTAAACACCCGCCTCGTAGACGCCGCCGAGCGCCGCCTGTGCCGCCTTGACGTAGTTCTCGCACAGGATCAGATCGCCTTGCGGCGCGTTGTAATCACAGGCGAAGAAGATAGCCGTTCCCGCCGGTACGCCGAGCTGCTGTGCGTGATAGGCGACGAGCTGCCCGTCCTCCGCGCCGGCGGCAGCGCCTCCGCGCATCCGCTCGGCCACGGATTCATAGCACAACAGGATCGCAACGCCCTCGCCCAGAAGCAGCTCGGCCTCCGACTTCGTGATCGTCTTGCCCCAGCTGACCGGTCCGAGATAGCGTCCGGCGAAGCGGACGCCGTTTTCGCGCATCTTCTTTGCCTGCGCCGCCGTGATCCTGGCGGC